TAGTATTACCCAAACAACCTCTCTCACATCTCACAATTTTTAATATGACTTCCTGTCGCTACTGTTTTACTGTTAACAATCCCACCGTTCAAGACCGTGAACGGCTGGATCTCCTCGCGGATAGCTGCAACTATCTGGTGTATGGAAATGAAATCGGTTCATCCGGCACCCCTCACCTCCAAGGTTTTGTTATTTTTCCCAAAACCAAAAGATTCAATGCAGCTAAGATCGCAATCGGAAACACCGCCCATGTTGAGTGCGCTCGAGGATCGAGTGTACAGGCGGCTACTTACTGCAAGAAAGATGGAGACTTCCGAGAATTCGGAGAACTCCCCTCCTCTCAAGGAAAGCGAACTGACTGGGATATCTACCGCGATTGGGTTACCGACCTCGGACGGGTGCCCAGCAAGAAAGAGCTCGTCCTCGCCTTTCCGGGCTTTTACGCCCGATATCGCAAAGCCTGCTTTGAGTACGCCGAGGCCCTCACGCCCCCTCCGATTCTCACCCAGTCCGAACCCCGATTCGGATGGCAGACCCGCGTCGATGGTATCATCAACGGTGAGGCAAATGACCGAACCATCCACTTTGTAGTGGACCCCGAAGGCAATGCTGGTAAGACTTGGTTTTGTTCCTATGCTTTGACTAAATGGCCTGATAAAGTTCAAGTTATGCGTATTGGTAAACGCGACGACTTGGCTTATGCTATCTCTACTGAGAAATCTATTTTTCTCATGGACGTTCCTCGTAACCAGATGACCTTTCTTCAATATTCAGTTCTGGAAATGCTGAAGGATCGGATGATCTTCAGTCCGAAATACGAGAGTTCCTTCAAAATACTACAATATGTCCCACATGTGATTGTGTTCTCGAACGAGCAGCCGGATACCAGTGCTTTATCTGCAGACCGTATTAACATTATTAACGTCTAAACTATTTGTTAACATTTTAAGCGCAGAGCATCGTAGCCGCTAGGCGTTCCCCATCCGTCCCACTCTGTAAACACTATTGCTCATCATCCTTGGTCTCCATCCTAAACTCCACCAAATGCTTGCTGCGTTCTTCCATTGTGGACGCACACATCTTCTATAAGTTGCACGATACGTGGCACCATGGTCGGCATGAACTTTTAGATTTTTATGTAATTTTAATAACTGGGCATTTGTCGGCATGATGTTTAATTCCTGGGTTCTCTGAAAAAAGTGAGGACCCTCATCCTAACTGCCAATGGGCTTCCTGCACTGATTGGCGCGCCGCTATCGGCCTCGAAGCGCGCCCCCCAGGTCAATAAGTATATTGGATAATTAGACTGATTATCCTCGAACATCATTTGTCTGTTCAACTTGATGTACTTCTGACCAATGCGGTAATTCTTCCCGCTTGATGCATTCTGCGCAATCTGTTCCTCGTTACTTAGAGGCAATGATCCGTTGATCAACATCTTTTTGCGCCATAGAACGTTGTAAAGATCGCTGTTAATCGTCTTGTAATGCATCTCCTGACTTGTCAATGACAAGGAGAAATCTTCACCTCGTTGCTGATTATCTCCCCTAAAAAATTGTTCCGTCGACACATTATCACCTGTCTGGAAAGCTAGATCTCGTGCTTTCGGCTTAGGACATACAATTGCCATGTTCCAATACATTGCGTTACGTGTATCAACTGTCATTTCCCAGTTGATCCTAAACCCAACAATGGTACAGACATCCCTCTGCCTGTTGTTAATAGCATCTCCCTTGGGGATTGCAGTTAACTCCGGATAGACATATAGCTCACGGTCATTCTGACCCTGCGCTGTAGTTTGATTAATCTTGGTAATCCTCTTACATGGTGCTCGACTACCGGGTGTCGCTCCAATGCGCGTCTTGTCAAGACCCCGCTTCTGACGGTATGCCCTGGCTTTGCGCGGACGACGGACGAACCGCTTCCTGGATGTTCTTCGGCGGTAACTTTTGCGGTACGGCATGATATTTAATGGCATCAAGTTTTCGGTTGTTTGGTA